CTGATCGGCTGGCCGTGCAGGGCTATGCCGCTTCATCTTCTCGCCGTCCATGTAATACATACACAGCTTTGAAGAATCGAGGATGTAGCAACGCTTCGATGGGTCTTGGGTTGCGATGGTCAAGTCATCGAGGGTTGGGTCATATACAAAGGTCAGACCGTTGTAGCTGATTTCGCCCATTGCGATGTTTTGACCACGCCCAAAACCTGTCTGGCTGTAGTTACCGTTGCGGCGCAACTCGTCCGCCAGGCGGTCGAGGAACGCTGAACCACAAACAGCGATGTCGGGCTTGCCGCCATACCGCTTCAGCTGACGCATTTCGGTATGAAGCAACTCGATCAACTCTTGGCCAGTAGCGGTTGTTGCAATAGCCACGTTGGCGCGGTTTCTCCACCAGGTATTAGTCTGGCAAGAAAGGCCACCAACTGTTGCGCCAATAGCTGTCGGATCATCGAGAACGATGGTCTGGATACCAGCAAGAGCGTCAGGGTCGGCTGTGCCGTCACCAAACAGAAAGTCATTCATTCCGCGTGAATAACCTTCCATCATGTCATCGAGCTTGTCCTGGAACAGATTGACCAGGACAGTCGCATCGCGACCTGAGTGGTTTTGGACAGACGCACCGTTCATGCTGTCGCTAACGCTGATACCGTCCTTTTTGAGTTCGGTCAGAGTCAGCGAAATGCCAGCATGATGCTCTTTCCAAGCGTAGTTAGCACGCTTGATGTTCGCTGGGTTCGCGTATGAAACAGTAGCGTTGTGGGTATAGCCATCAACCGTAGTTGTGTATGTACCCTTAACTGCTACAGAAAGTTCACCCTTACCGCCAGGAAATGTCTTTGCCCCTGCATCCATCTTTTGCAGAAGTGGCTTATCCTGGAGGCTTTGGGAGTAGACGTTGCCCTTATCGATGTAATAATCGAGGGCGGCGTTGGCAATGTTGTCCAACTCAGCTTGTGTAAAAGCCATATCTCGCTCCTATTGCGATTAGGTAGACCCTTGCGCCAAAGCTGTCTGCACTGCTTCCATCAGGCTATTAGGCTCTGGAGTAGGTGTTCCACCAAGTTTGCCACCAGATGCCGTTTTCATTGGGCGCTTGCCGCCGAACCTTTGAGCGAACCGCTTGTTGACAGTATCATAAGCCTCTTTGGCCATAGCCACCGCCTCTTGCGCTGTATTCGGTCTTCCGCGTTCTGCAACTAACACCCTTACACGGTCATCAATCTCAGCTTCCTTGAGGTGATAGTCGGGGTCAGATTCTCGGATTTGAGTTTCCCAGTCCGTGACAGTAGCAGCCAACTGATTACGTTGCTCGGTCTGCTGTGCTTCCACTTGTTGCTGGCTTTGACGGTCAACGGCTTGGCGTAGCCTTTCGTTTTCCGATCTCTGCCGCGCAAGTTCGCGACCAACATCTTCGTCCATATATCCGTCATCAACTTTGGAGCGAATATCGTCTGGTAGTGTTTGACCAGTCTGTAAAGACAGCTGCTGCACATACGGATAAAGGGCTTTTAGCGCTTCCTCTGGGTTGTTTTTCATCAACGCCATGATCTGGAAGCCCTGGGCCGCTTCTTCAGCTGATAGATCGTTCTTCGACAAAAAGGACGTAATCTGCTCAAACTGCGCCGCACCTTCGCGATATTTGTTCCGCTGCTCAATAACTTCTTTGAAACGCGGATGTTTGTGGAATGGGACATCTGCAAAAGACTCTTCCGACTCATCATCGGACTTTTCGCCATCTGCTAGATACTCACCCTCGTTATCTTCTCCTTCATCATCCTCAAACTCGGATTGCGAATCCGTATCATCCGAGGGCTGCATTGCGTCTTGAACGACACTCAACAAGTCCTCTTCAGTTTCGCTTTCTGCGCTTGACGACTGCGCTTCTTCTTCGTCCTGGTCGGTTTCCAAGATGGTGGACGGTTCCATCTTGTCAGCTTCTTCAGCCATATTATCGTCCTTTCTTACGGCAATGCCGTATCTCTAATATACCGATGTTTGTCGCATCTATCAACAAACACAGTAATTTGTTACTGGTTCGCACCCATTGGCGCTAATCCTCCGCCGCTGGGCAACTGTCTCGGCGCATTATCTGCACCACCTCCTGGAGCGCCCTGCAATGCGGGATCACCAGTACCTGGCCGTTGCAACTGGTTCATAGCTACAATGGACGGGATTTTTTCAGCAAACGCTGTTGTCAAGTCTAGCTTGTCATCCAGGCGTTTCAGCAATTCTTTAGCAAGCCACTTTGGATCGATGCCTGGGATCTGCAACAAGAACGGCATGATCCGCTCGATGTTCGCCAGTTCGGCGGCTCGGTTAGGCTTACCTGTCGAGCCAGCCTCGATCTCAAGGAATACCTCTTCCATGATCTCTTCCCTGGTCATCTCAGGCCAGACAGCCCCAGGGCCAGCAATCTTCTTCACTTCGTCAATCGACATTTCCAAAAGAAGCACTTGGCCAGCTGCTCGTGCAACTTCGGACATAAAACTGTCCAACTCATCGACATTTGCGCCCATGCTCGACATTCTTGCGGATTCAGCAATGCTGGTTTCCGTAGCTGTCGCCCTGGATAAACCGCCGAATTGCGCTTCTTGAGCGCCTACGACCAACTGAATGTCATCAAAAATGGTTCTGACTTCGTACAGATTTGGGTCAATTCCGATCTGGCCTACAGGCTGGATAACGTCATTTACCTTCTGGCCAGCAGCCAGGGCTTGCAACTCAATAACGGCATTGGCCGGATGCGTAGCCAGCTTTTCCTTATCAGCATCCTCGAGGACACCAGCTGGCGCTGCATACTTAGGCCGATTAGCGCGGCGATGCTCTCGCAGCCCCTGCCTTGCCCGATTGTATTCGTGCTGCATCGGGAGCAGCAAACTAACATCTGACGGCGGGTATAGGTGATCCTTATGCTCAACTTCGTTAAAGACTAGGGCAAAAATAGGCCAGAAAGTCTCAACGCGAACATCCGGCGACATAGGCTCACGCAAGAAGTCTTCGTATCCGTCTGCTATACAATACTGCAACCCAGACTTTCGGTCATACACTTCGTAGACCTGGACAAGACCATCTGGCGCACCTTCGCCGTTTATTTCATCATATGAGGTGCGCTGCTTGTAAGGGTCGTTAGGCCCAGTCAAGCGGCCCTTCATGTCGTATGAACGGTATTGGTCTTTTAGATCCACATTATAGATTTCCTTTACCTCATCTGGGGTAAGGAACAATTCGTGCGCGACCCAGGCAGCGCCTACAAAGCCCCGCAACTGGCGGCACATTGGGTCAATGATAACGCTTGCAGACTCTGGGAAATCAAACACCAAACCTTCGCGCAACGTTATCATCGGCTCTTCCATCAAAGCCTTTAATGATAACGCTAGTTCTTCGATCTGATGATCGTCTTGCTGGATCTCGCCTTCTGCCGCCTCTTTTGCGATACGGCGCAGATAATCAAGTTGTGCCTGGACATCTGATATTTTAGCCGCAACCTCGGGGCTACGGTCCATGTCCCGCTGGAACCCAACCTTTACATAACCCACGCCTGTAGTAATAACGCGGCGGACAAGAGCCTTCATTTGCGCCTTAAAATTAGGCTGTTGCTCTTTCATGTAATAGTCGAACAATCGTTCTAATGTTTTGGCGACATTATCCAGCATCTTCTGATGCGTGTTTGCCTGGGTGTAGTCCTGGATAATCGCGGAGGCTTCCATCGGGACAGGCATACCTGTAGTCGATGCAGCCTGGGATGCCTGGTAGGCCATCATCAATGTTTCGGCGTTACCATCCCATACCTGGTGTTCCATCCTGGTGCGGCGCTGGGCAATGGCTTTAGGGTTTTTCGCGTAAAGCGCTGCTGTACGCTGCTGAACGTGACGCTGCAAAATGTTTGCTACATACTGGTCTTCCGTCCAGTTCTTGTCGTCATAACCATTTAACGCTGCGTCCATATCGCGGCGCATTTGCTTATATGCTTTTTCGTGGAAATTTTTAGCCTGTTTGACTTTCGCCATCCAAGCCTTGACTAGCTTTTTACGGCGCTCTGTTGGCTCGGGCTTCTCTGCGCTGTCTGTCGCAACAATCAACATATCATTGTGCATTAAAATCCACCAGTCGCACTAAGCAACCGCTCCTGTTTATCTCGTTGTGACGCATCCCATTTAACCCATGCAAGCGTACCAACCTTTGGCGTCATATCCTGTTTAGCTGCCATTCCACCAGGCGTAGCAAGCCTCGAAAGACCCATGCCTACCCAGGCTATTGTATCAACAAAATCATCATGGCGCGAGTTCGGGAACTTTAATAATTCGTCAACCGCTTTTTGCGTCCAAAACGATGATTTTGGCAGCTTCACTTTTTTCATAGCCATCCGGCCCATTATTGACTGCGCTCGCTGCACTTTATTATGGACAGGGGTGACTTCCTCGATGCGGCAATATACCCGCTCTTCTGCCATTCTTTTCCGCAAGAACGGCCCAATCGCCTTACTGATATGGCCTTTCTCAGCCCACCAGATCAGCGGTTTATGCTTTTTCATCAGATCCAGCATCGCGTTTACCACTTTGTCGGCTGGCTGTTTCTCCCACCAGCAATCAAGAAGGTATATGTCGTCATGCTTATCAACGCCCACTATCAGTAAGCACGTTGCATCATTCCTGGTCTTGTCAACGCCAACAGCATGATCTGACGCAGCATAAATACGCAAATCATCCGGCAGCTGACGCTTATCATAGAACACCAGGTTATCGCGCTGGAACAGATCTCCGTCCTCTGGCGTTGGCTTTCCCTGGTAAAGAGCAGCAAAGCCTCGAGGATCTAGCCGCCGTTGCGCTTCCATAAACTCTGTGTCAAATCGCTCTGGCCACAATAGTTCGCCAGGCTTACGGCCCAGCGGATCATCGTCTTCTGCCAGGGCTGGCAAGTTAATGATCTTCCACTTCGCCGCTTCTTCCTCAGAATAGTGCGGGTTTGTGGGGTCTGTTAGACGGCCAATCAGGTCATCTTCATGCCACCTGGTCTGCACAATGACGATAGACGCCGATGCCGTCATCAGTCGTGTCATCAACACCTGGGTAAACCATTGCCACAGTTGTTCGCGCAACGTAGGGCTATTTGCCTCGATACTGTCTTTGATCGGGTCATCGAGGATAACAAAGTCACCGCCACGGCCAGTAATAGAGCCGCCGCGCCCAACAAACACGGACATACCACCAGCGGCGGTCTGGATTCTGGACTTAGACGCACCGCCTTTACGGAAACCAAACCTGGGGAAAATCTGCTTATATTGAGGCGTGGACATGATGTTGCGAACGTCCGCGCCAAAGTCTTTCGCGAAATCTTCGTTGTATGTAGCAAAAATCACGCTGCGGTAAGGATCTTTGCCCTGCAACCAGGGGACGAACCGCCTGGAAATCAACTCTGATTTGCCATGCCTTGGCGGCATCGACACAATTAACCGAGGGATATGGCCTTTTTCGACCTTCTCTAGCACTTTAGCCAGGGCGCGATGGTGTTTTGCGTCTTTGAAAAGCGACAGATCTAGGTCATCTGGGTCATCTGGGTCAGGCATCGTGAATTTTGTGAATTTAAGAAAGTCATCACGGCACTCAATGGCCAACTTTTGCCGCCTTGCAGCCGCAATCTTCTTTTCTAGGTCTGTTAGCTGCTTCTCTTTGTTCATGCCGCCGCCATGCCCAACGCGGATTCTCGCGTTTCTTTGTTGCGGCGCAGCCATCCTCTGCCAAAATGGTCAAAATCTTTCAAAGCGCGGTAAAACAACTCACGCTCTTCAGCCATAGCCTCAATAATTTCTTTCGGATCTCGTTCAGCAACAGCTGCTAGGGTCTTAGGGCCAATAGCGCCATCCGCGCTGGCGTTTACAGCCCTCTGGAGAGCCTTTGCGGCCCTGGACGGCCCAGAGTTCACCGCCCAGTCAAAGACGCACCAATCAACGCCAGACGGCAAATGATCGGCTTTCACCTTATCCCAGTATAGTTGCTTATATACTGGCATAACGTCATCAGGCGTCAGACCCCGCATCTCTTGTTCTGTCACTTCTCGGCCCCGAACCATCTCGAGAACAGATTTAGTGACGCCGAGATTGGTCATCCCGCCGCTATCTCGCTCATCATTCACGAATCCACCTTCGTGCTGGAGCAGCATATCAAAGCATTTGCTGAAATTGTCGTTCATTTTGTATCCGTCTTTTTCAGCTTGTCGAAACTTCTCATGCCGCCGATGCCCAACATTCCGAGTAAAAGAGGCATCATAACGCTCATGTCAGCCTGGGGGATATCAACACCAAACCCAGCACATATCGGGCTAATCAAAAAGTTGACGGCCATTCCAAGGACAGCAACGTAGCCAGCCAGGGGACGCCAGGATGCCTGGAACCAGTTTCCCTTTGCATCCGCTTTCAGCACCTCGATTTGCGCCAACATGGCTTCTTGGGCATGGCGCTGTGACATCGTTGCGATTTCGTGAGCCAGGGCTGCTTTCTGGTCCTTGTCTTCAATAAACTTATCCAGGATGCCAGTAACTGGGCCAATAAGGCTGCCAATCAAATTCATCATGTGTTTTTCCCCTCATGGTTAATCCAAACGGCGAACATCCCGCTGAAGCAGCCGCAAATCGTAGAAACGAACGCGGTTTGCTGAGTTGTCGCGGACGCCCCCAACGCCATAAACCAGGACGCACAGTTCCACGCCATTAGCGTGGATGCCGCCATCATTATCCTGGGTAAGATCTTTAATTTAAGAAACTGCTCGGCTGTCATGCTGCGTTACCTCCAAGGCGTCGAACCAAGTTCGAGCCTCTTCTTTATGATCGAGGAAACGTGCTTCAGTGATGCGGGTCGTAACAGTCGTGATATCGCACCATGGGAGAAACACGCAGCGCCTGTGGTTGACCGCAACAAGCGAAAATATATCAACTTCGCCAGCGCCATATAGCTTTTTGCTTTTGACACCATGCGCCGTCCTAAATGAGTAAGTAGAAGCGTGAAAGACTGACGCTTCCTTTTGTAAGGATGCTTTAACTTGGACTCGTATAAATTCGCTACCACAGTCAACCAGCAAGTCATATTTTCTGTTTTCAACGGCAGTTGCTTGAAACCCTAGTAGTTCAAGGGCAGCAGCGGTTATCAACTCACCCGACCTTCCAATAGACAGGGCGGACAACTTCATCCGCTAGGCAGAGTCCTTCAACACAACGACCCACCAAACAAAGCCAATTAAGGCAAGTGCCAATGCCAGAATAGCAACCCCAGCTATTGTATATTCGATGATGTCTGCGCGGCGCTTCTCCGCTAATTCCTTTTGCCGTTGCCTCTCCTTTCTCGCTTCCGCCTGGAACCTTTGCCAGTCTGACCAAAGCCCTGGGCGGCCTACCCAGATCATGGCTTCCTGTAATGACTTTTCGGCTTCATTTATGGATTCGAGGGCCATAAATTCCTCGAAATCGTTTGCCGTTTCGCCTCTTACCTTCGCTAGAAAGCCGTTTTTCTTTTTATTAACCTTCTGTTCTAAATCCTGCTTTATCCCTACTATCTGCCCGATCTGCTTTGCGCACCTGGCCAGATCGCCAGAGTTCGATACTGTCTGCTTCACCACCGCAAAAGCGGCATTGAAAGCTGCTAATTCCGCCAACATAGCTTTCTGCTCCGCTTATGTGTTGGCCTCCCCCTCCTATGTCAGTCGTATCTCCCTACTTATGAAGCAAAACAACGATCACCACTAAAAGCATACCCATCTGAATTGCATCGAACCAAGGTATGCCCAGCATCATTTCATCCCACCTTAAACAATACATTTGCCAGCATCGGCACTCCGGCAAGAGGCAAAACCCAGTTCATTTTGCACCCTGCAAGACTTTATCCAGCTTGTCCTCGACACGGTGCAGCGCATCCATCACGCGATTCATATCATCTCGCAGTTCCAGCTTAGTCGCGTAGTGTTCGCGCGTCTGATTGACCAGAATTGTAACGCGCTTCAACTCGCCAAAGAGGTAGTTTAGTATCCACGCAGCCGCTGCGAACAGTGCGCCAAAGCCGATATCTAGGAGTTGTGCTGTTTCCATTGTCTAAACTCCTATTCTGGCTTGTCTGGCCAGACAACAGTGTCTAGCGATTGATATGTGTCAGTGATGTCGCGTAATGCTTGGCGGTAGGCTGCTTGCTCAGCTGTCATTGTCAAATCAGAAGACGCCCACCAGTCAGTTTCAGCAATCAATCGGCTGCGCTCTTCACGCAATAGACGCAACGGCTCCGCGGCTTGCATCTCAGCAAGTTTATCTAAGATTTCCTGATTGCTGGGTTGCTGAATATCATCAGACAACCAAGTGATTTCATCAACACTCTCATTGCCAACAGAAAAAGACGCATTAGGTGCGAGGCGCAAAATAGCTTCTGTAATATTTACAATCATTGCGACACCTCTTGTAGAATACAAGTCGAGACAAAAGTTCCAGCCTCTGCCGAGTTAGCGGCGGCATAATTAAAGTAAGTGGGCCTTGTGGATACCGCGCCCTGCCTAAACAAAAGGCGATACCGCACCGTTACCCCAGACGCCTGATTAGGCTCATGCAAATACGAAATATGAACTGGCGTTTGGCCGTAATCACTCTCTGCGCGGGTTCTAAAGCCGTTATACACTCGCGTCCTACTTCCGTTGACATCACCTACCAGAACATTGGCCCAGCCGCCGCCGTTAATTGAGCGTTGTAGCTGTATTAACAAGAATGGGTCTGGCCCAGATGTGCTGGTTGATATCGCATAATGAACAAGCACCTTTGAGTAAGGCGAGATAGTTATTTGTGGAAACCAAGCGACACCAGAACTAGACGCCATCTGATAATCAACATTTGAAACACCAGCGATAGAGTGGTTGTATGTATTGTTCGATGAGACAACCTGTAAAACCTTTCCAGCCCCAGCAATGGAACCAGAAACATTAAGGTCACCTGTTACGGATACGCCTGTGGATGTGGTGGCGAGTTTAGAACTGCCGTTGTGATATAGGGTTGACGCACCAGTTTCAACAAAAGTGGCCATAGGCGCATTAGCGGTGCTGTTCACATTGATTTGATTTGATTTAAAAACAAGGATACCTGTTCCCGCGTCTTGGAGATAACTGTTACTCCCATCGTGATAAATCTGAAGGTCATTGCCCGCACCAAAGACGGCCTTGTCGTTGTCGGCAAAGGTGATGTTGTTGCCATTAGTCCCCAGCGCACCGCCTAGTTGGGGGGTAGTGTCATTCACCAAGTCTGCCGCAGGGACATTATCCAATGCCCCCGCCACAATGTCCCCATTGGCATCAACGAGGTTTGCTATGTCTCTTGCTCGTGTCATTCAACACCGCCTTGGCTTTCGTTAAAAGCCGCTTCAGCCGCCGCCCTGAGTTCTTCTTGACGAGCCGCATTGGTCTTCACCCAATCACGAGCAAAAGCATCCGTAACAATTTCATCGCGAGTGGTGGGAATTTGTACGCCTTCGTCCAATGCTCGCGCAGTGTAGATTTGGACGATTTCTTCAACGGCAATTCTGGCTCGTTCCGTAGCCGCGTTTTCTACCCAATCAGAGGGTGAAAATGCCGCATACTCCAGACCCTTAATCTGGGTGTCTGTAAGTGTGATATTTATTGTTTGTGACATTCCAGTCTCCTAACCAAGTAATTTGAAGCTAACGAAAGAATCCGAAAGCGTTTGTGTTGATTGGCCATTAACATTCTGAGTGCCAACAGCAAGGGTGTCGTTAGCCGCGCAGTTGATGATTGCGCTCATAGAATTTTGGTAATGGCCCGAATTGTTGTCTGGGTTCCAGTGCAGAGAATCAAAGACCCCGCCATTGTGGAATATCGCCAGCCAGTTGTAGCCAACTGAGTAACCAGTTTGGGTGAAATACAAAATCTCGTACCTACCAGCGACAGGACAAGTAAACGTGCCTGTCGAGTTGTTGAAGTGGTTTCCAACATTGTTACGAACAGTGACAAAGTTATCCAAAACCTGTGTTGCGGAGGAAGATGTCGAGCCGTTTTGTGCGGACGCAATCGGCTGATACGGTGTCGTGATATACCCCTCTGGGTGTATCCTCATCCGCTCTGCATGAGAAACACCAGTGTCGTGCGTTTCAAAAGCAATCGCTTCGTGTCCAGCAGTTGGACGATGGAAGCGGATAGCCGCGCCACCAGATGCGTTCAAAGCATAACTTGCAGTCGGGCTATATAAAAACTGAATACGAGCATCATCTGTCCCAGACAGACGAATGTTTCCACCGTGTAGATTAACTTTCTCAATCGGTGACGTTTGTGTGTTGATAGCCAAAGAGCCAGATGCCGTAATACGCATCCGCTCGGTGGCAGCATTTGAAAATGCAATCGTGTTAGCAGCTGGACTAAACATACCGTTGTTGCCAAGTGCGCCGCTAGAAATCGCAAAGTTTGGTGAAGCGGCGCTGCCTGTGTTGCTCGTTATTATTTGGTCATCGGATGTAACCGAACCTGTAATGTTAATGTTACCTGTTCCAGTAATACTGCTGGAATTAAGGTCAAGGTTGCCACCAAGTTGCGGAGTCGTGTCCGCCACAAGGTCTGTCGAAACCGTGTCAGGAACCCAATTTGTGCCGTTGTATTTCAGAAACTGACCGCTTGTGGCGGCTGCTGAACTTACGTCAGAGAGATTATCTAAAGTTGTCGCGTTCAAGTTAAACGTGCCATAAGCAACAATATCTACAGTATCGCCAGCGGTGGCCCCAGAAGACAGCGTAACGGAAGTCCCATTAGTGGCCGTAAAGTCCGAACCATCAATCAGCTTGACGCCATTGAGATACACATCAACAAAGCCAGCATCGTATGTTGCGGCAAACACAGTCTGGCCGCCAGTTGCAGTATATGTGTTCCGGCTTGACGTACCGTTGACGCTCGATCCAGCGTTCTGCCAACCAGAAGCCCCATATACCTTCATCGTTTCAACGCCGACATTACTGTCGAACCACAGATCACCTGTTGTCGGGCTGGCGGGTGCTGTCGTCCCAACAAAGTATGTGTCGGCAAAATTGTTCACATCGGCAATATTCGCGGCAACGCTGTTGACGTTCGCTATATTCGTCCCAACCGCGTTGACGTTAGCAATATTGTTCGCGACAACATCAATCTCTGATGTCACCTCATTCAAATCGTTAGCAACATCAACAACCGCCTGGATGTCTGCGGCAACGGTTTGCAGATTGTTGTTGGTAATTTCAGCCGCAACTGTATTTACATCGGCGATGTTCGCGCCAGTCAAATTCACATTGGCAATGTTAGTCGCTGCTGTGTTGACGTTTGAAATCGATGCCGCAACAGTGCCGATTGTGTTTAACCCGCCGATATCAGCCGAAACAACCCCAATATCAACCGCGTCAGCTGCCACAGCAGAAACGTCCGCCGAAATGCCGCTTACTGTCGATACCGCGCCAGAAATCGCGTTTACGCCTGTGACATCGGCGCTAATCCCGCTCACATTCTGAATTTGCGTTGAAATGCCAGCTGTCGTTGTCACATTGGCCTGGATGCCAGCAACCGTGGTCACATTGGCCTTGATCGAATTGACGCCTGTAACGTCCGCGCTAATCGCGGCCAGGCTGTTCACATTGGCAATGTTTGTCGAAACAACACCAATATCCGCCGCGTCAGCGGCAACCGCAGTCACATCCGCCGCAATCCCCGCAACCGTACCCACATTATTGGTCGGGCTAATCTGACCAGCAACCGTGTTTATATCACCAATGTTGCTCGAAACCGTAGCAACCGTGCCTGTCGTAGCCCAGTGTTTCGCTGAATAATCGCCAGAATTTCCTACTGTGCCAGTGGTTTTCGTTGCCCAGTCCTTCGATGACCCTGCGCCAGCGTCAACGCCTGTGCCGCCTACAGCATACGCTTTAGACGAATACTCGCCGGAGTTATCAACGTCACCAGTCGTAAGATTGGCCCAATCCTCGGCCTCATCCGCAAACCCGCTTGCGTTAGCCTCGGCTGCTTCGGCTGCCTCTTTAGCCGCCTGGGCGACAACCGATGCCCCCCAAACGATCACATTCTCGTTGCCCTGGACGGCTGGGGACGATGGAGCCGTGACAAAGGTGATCTGGTTGCCCGATATTGTGTAATCGTCACCAGGATTTCTCAAAGCACCGTTTACAAAAACCAGGGCAGATGTGTCGGCGGCATACTGGTACTGAAGCGTGAAAACGGTCGTGTTGCCGTCACCCTCGTACTTGTCAACAGCGGCAGCCGTTGTCGCGATGGCCGCGTTTGCCAGCAAAATCCATTTATCGGCTGCCAGATCTGTCGTAAATGCAGAAGAAGCAGTGTGCGCAACGGTCGCCAAATATGTCGCGCCGTTAAAATCAACCAGGTCGTTTACTGCATATACGGTTGTTGTCGCCCAGTCACCGCGTGGATTAAAGCTATCAGCGTTAATCAGCGCCAGTGCGCCAGCATCAAAAGCATCCTTGTGGACAGCCTGGTTGCGCAAAAGTCCGTCATCGCGCTGGATCAGGCCAATGTTTTCGTTCAAATCATCAAGCGTCAGCTTGACAGCGTTCAACTCTGCATCAACTTGAGACCCTGGGAGCGGATCGTTGGGGGCTGTTGTTTGGTAGTCGTCAAAGTTATATTGCCGAGTGTAATCGCGTGGTTGTGCCATTATGCGCTCCTAGTACGCCGTTTAGACTTATAACTGTCTGCGGCGCTTGCTAATTGCATTGCCCTGGCCAAGCTGCGCTTCTTAGCCGTGTTGCGCTTGCTTAGATTTGCCTCTCGCTCTTGCTGCATAGCCAGACGTTCGGCTGATAACTTTTTGGCCTTATTCCGCATCAAGCTACCTCTTTTGCTTTGGCGAGCCTGGCTTCCCTGGCCTCGTTCTTCTTATACTTTGCTCATTTGCCATATTTAGTTCTCGCGTTGATCCGATTATATACCTGTTTGTCGTGTCGTTCAACAAAGTGGCGGCGAGATTGAGTTTCCCGAAAAATTTGTATCGCTTGCCGTAACAGTAATAGTGCCAGGGCGCGGACTAGGCCAGGGGGTGGGTCGGGTCGATGGCTCGCGCGATCACCGCGCCGCCAGGCAAATGGTCCCCGCCCGACTATTAAATGTCGCCGCTTTCCTGGCTTTCTTCGATCTTTTGCGCTGTTTTGCCTGGCGTTATGTCTTTTGCCAGGCTGCTGCGCTCGTCTTCCCACCGATCAATCAGCCTGGCCAGTTCGTCCGGTGACATTTCCGCCAGGCTTTTCCCCGCTGCCATGTCATCCGCTGCCCTGCCCAAGTCGCCAGCAAGTTCAAGCGCCGTCCTGGCAGCCGAAACCTTGGCCGCAGCCGGCGCGTCCTGGTCGATCATCACCTGGCGCAGCGTATCTGCTGCCAAACTGGCGAGTTCGCCCTGGTAGGTCGTTTGTCTCGCTTGCCGCATAGCCGCCACAACGACAGGGTTCCTGGTCAACACATAGGCGCTTTGTTTAGGGTGGGCATAGCCAGCAAGCCTGGCTGCCTCTGTGGCGTTCTTGTTTTCTTTGACCAGGTAATTCACGAAATCTTGCTGCTGGTCAGATATGGTCCGCTGCCTGATGTTTGCCATGCCGGATAATCCCTCCCTGTTGCCTGGGAAAGCATAACAAAACTTAGCGCTTTACAATATGCGGACGTTTCGGCAGTATGATTGTCAAGCGCTGTTGGTCGCAGCGCCCTACATTAACCAAAAAGGAGTTGACAACATGACTGCATATCAAAACCACCTGGTGGCAAGCCTGGGCATGGCCAGCACACGCGCCCGCAGCCTGGACGAAGCAATGGATGCGCTGCACTCATCTATTGGCGCAATGGATGCCTGGCACCTCAAGACAATGTGGCAACGGATGCCTAGCCTGATGGAAGTGGTCGCACAATACGCCGACCAAAACCCAGGCCTGAATGACTACCGCAGCAGCAGAGGGTGAAGCCATGAAAACGCTAAAAACAATTAGCCTGGCATTGTCCGGCTTATTCCTGGGCGGGTTTATTGTATCCGGCTGCATCTGCCTAGTCCTGTCCTGGAATGGCCACAACCTGGAAGCGATGGCCTACCTGCTTTGCGGGTTTCTCTCGATCATGCTTTCTGGTGGGGCTTTAATGTTGGCTGATGCGACAGACAGCATCATTGAGCGCCGGAGGTGGGAACAGTGATCTATTACCACACCCAAGACTTTGCCAGCCGGATTGTCATTTGGTCACAGGCAAAAACATTGCGCGAGGCTGGGCAGCGCCTGGCCAAAAACAACCAAATCTGGCCGGACAAATCAACGGACGGCCAGATCATCACGATTGGCAAGCGGCAGCGCGGCAGCCGCGACATCATGCCAACCAGGCTTTACCGCCTGGAAGGCGACAAGTTGAAACTCGAAGCAAACCTGTTTTTTTAGGAGGCAGACCAATGACACCAGAAGAAAAGCAGCACATCGAGCAGCGCACCTATGGCATCACCATTGCCCAGGTCGCGCAATTAGTGGCGCAGCGCAACGGAGATTGCAGCGCTTATGCGGCATCGACCGCCAAAATCGCATTAAACCGCCTGGCCGCAACCGTGGCCAGGCAGCGCTTCACAGCGGATCAGATCCAGGAACTGGAAGCAATCCGCATTTATCTAAACCGGATCAGGCTGGCGCTTACAGACCTGGACGCAATCGAAATCCCAACAGCCCTGGAGGCAAAACAATGAAATATTTTGTAATCGATCCGAGAACGGAAACCATCGAGGCCGGAACATTCCACAAAGGAAGGACAGGCAGCGACACGACAACAACCCTGGAACGTCTGCAAAACCTGGTCGGCTGCCGACTGATAGAGGCGTCACCATTTACCAGCAAACACGATGCCGAGGGCGTCTATCATGATCTGATCGTGGACGAAGAAGGCACATTTCCAGAAGATCAATATTTTTTCTGGTCAAAAGTGATTGGGCAGCCCCTGGCTGGTCGTGCCGTTGTGGTGGGCTTTGATCCAGAAACTGGCGAGCATACAGACTGCAAGTTGACCAAGGCCCAGATCCAGAAACGGATGGCCTGGATGGGCGACAGGCACACAACGCAATTTATCTGCCAGATGCTGGCCGCAAAAAAACAGGCGGCAGCGCAATGAACCGCGAGGGCTTCCAGTCCTGGGCGGACGAGCCAGAACACTGGCAGCAGCGGGAAGACTTCCGCGAGGAACTAACGCCCGAGGGGATCCAGTTGGTTATCCCTGGGGCCGAACGCACCACACAACCCACCGAGACAGAAAGGCAGGGCAAGTTATGGTAAAAACCAACGTGATCCGATACCGAGAATTTCCCCACGATGGCGAAGCCTGGGAAATTTTCGCGTCCGACAATATCCACAAAGCGCGGCGACAGTTGGCCAGGCTTATCCGCAAGCGCCGCCAAGATGGCTGGTTTGCCGATGTTTTGAAGATGCGAAACCACGGCGGCCAATTAGTCCAGCACTGGTCATTGTGGAAGCCTGGGCATCCTCGCCTGGCGGAGTCGTATTTTATCCAGAGTGTTGAGAGACACGCCCAACAATAGCCGAAACGCCAGGCAATGCCCTGGCGTCATCCTGGAGCGGGTTTCCAGGGTCTGACGATGGCAGCCCACCCATCACACGGAGTTGAACCGATGAACCAAAATAGCGTTATCCGCAAGGGTATGTATGAGGCAGCACAAGAGCAGCATCGCGCTGGCAGCGCATGGCGGCAGGCTGGCTACCAGTTTATGGAGATCTTAAGACTTTACCAGGAAAGCCTCAGAGCCGAGCGCAACGGCCACAGCATCTTGCATGATGTGATCCGCGACAAGGTACTGGCAGAGGCTGCCGGAGGCACTGCCGTCCGTTCTGGCTGGGATTGGGGCCAGGGACTAGAGCCGGAGCATTTCCTTATTAGCCTGGCTGGTGGCGGCCCTGCCGTCCGCATCACTGGCAACCTTAATAGGTACGGAGGCGCAGAGGATCCTGTCCTGGAATATCAGGATTGGGGGACGTCCTGGCTTGAGTTCCGGCTGCTTAACGACATAGAGCGGAACGCCCTGGATTGGTTTTGCAATCAGTTTTACTGGCCTGGAGCATAACCAATGGATGAGTTCCGCGAAGCGCTGCGGTACTACTTGCGGCATCCGTTTAAGTTTATGGTCGAATTGCTGGCCTGTTTGTCGGTGTTCTTCCTTTGCTATATCGCGCTGCTGTTTGGCTATGCGATAGGACTCTATTAACCAAAGCCTGGCGGCTTTGGTTTGCGCCCGATTGCTTCCGGCTGGCAATCGGGCGCTTTTTTATTTCTTAGGACGCCCGCGCTTCTTTGGCTGCTGCGCCTCGATCACCTCATACGCAATAGACGCATACCCAGCGACGTCCCGCCAGTTATCCAGGCTGTTTGGGTTATGCGCGACTCTACCCAATTTCAAGATGATCCCGAACGCTGCGATATCCTGGGCGGCTATATCCTGGCCGGATCTGTTGCCCAGGTATCCACGCATCATGGCTGCCGTCCGTGCCATGTTCTCGCCTGGCTCGCCGTATTCACCGTTTCGCTCGATCCCGACCAGTTCCTGGACGTCCGCCAGCATCCTGACCCTTATAGGCGTTGAATCCAATCGCTTGGAATCCAATCGCGTAGAATCCAATTCGACAATTTTAGAATGGGATTTCGTCATCGAAGAACGTGTCTTGTTTTTTGCTGCTCTTGCCATCTTTTTCCTCTTTCGGTTTGATGCTCTGAATTTCAGCCCCTGGGAAAACATCTTTCACTGACTTGACCAGTGGGCTGTTCTCTTCCCAAAAATTTATGATCCGGCATAACTCATCGAGCGTGTATGTCCGGCTCACTGATTCTGGGTCTACTAATTTGGCAACGCCGCTATCCTGGATGATCGCGTATGGTTTTCCACCAGCGTTATCGGGGGCAATCGCGTACCAAATACGTTCATCGGCTGGCTGGTGCCCATTCTTTTCGGCGAACCGTTCCAGGGCGTTCCATCCAGCAATCATATTGTTTGCTTTTTGCACCAGGTAATTGTGGTCATCGTTGTTCGCTGCATCGTTGAGGTTTTGCCTGGCCTGTTCAAATTTCACTGCGAGATCGGGCGGCGCTAATCGTTCCAACCTACCAATGCCCCATCGTTGTTCGAGTCTCCGTGCCACCTCATCGACGCTATCCATCGCTGCACGGACTATCGCGTATCGGCTATCGCTCCACATTGCTGGCGGATACCAGGCATCCTCACCTCTCGCTTTAGGCTTTGCCGTTGTTTTGATGTACCGTCCTTTATATCCCATCGAGTTACCTCACCATCGCTCCATCGTTCCATCGCTCCCACATACCAGCCGAATACCATACCCCGCCTGACGCCTACTTTCCGTTCCAGCGGAAGTAGTGCGTAAGGGGTATGGGGTACTACTTCCGCCCTACTTACCGCCTACTTCCGCCCTACTTCCGCCATTTTAGAAGCAGAGAACTATTTACTTCCGCCGTTTTTGCGGGTTCACCCCCGCCACTTCCGCCCTTTTCGGCTATTCCCCCCTGTCACTTCCGCTGGCGGAAGTAATTTGCGCTGTTAGGATTTGCTTCATTTCTTTATGCGTATAGCCTTGTTCGGCTGCGCCTTTGATAAAGTATTTCAGCTGCTTTCCTCTGATGTGGATGCCAGGGATATTGATAAGCCAGACTGTTTTGCGGATATGCGCTGCGATGTACCGCTTACCCCATGTGATGCCGTAAACCTTGTTCCAGGTTCGGCCAAGGCGCTGGTATGAGAATATTTTACGGTTGAAGACATACACCTGGCCTTCGCTTACAAGGGGGATCAGCGGGACATTTTTCGGACTCCAATAAAAATACCCCATGCCGATTTCGACATTCGCTTGTTCGGCGAGTGCGACTAACTTTTTACTCATCATCATTTCCCTGCCTCCTGTTTTTAGTTTGGCGTCCAATCAGCGCCTGGATCCCCTTGTTTAAGTTGCTTTGAGCCTCCATCAGCTGGCTTATCGCTGCATCGAGCGCTGATTCCGTGCTATCGCTGTACGTTTTTGAGTCGCTGAGTTTATTCATCAGCACGGCCAGGTCTGTTTGCACATCGATTAACAGCTGGATCTCTCTCATTCCTCCGGCTCCGTTTCCGCCTGGCACACCTCGCCCTGGCAGCAATCGTTGACCCCTTTATGGCAAATGCTGCATTGGTCTTGGCCACGCACATTGATCGGCTTCCAGGCCGACATACAGAAGGGGCAGCGGTTATTCGCTATCCTTCTGGCGATTTCGCCGTCACCCATTTCAATCATTTCTTCTACCCCATGCTGGTTGATCGTCTGGCGTTCGGATCACGCGGATGCCTTTTGTCTTTGTCTTGCTGTCGTGAACCGTGTTTTCGATAAACCCCTGCTCGGACCAGGCGACTATGTATCCCCTGGCTGCGCGTTTCGGCATCCCATACTCGTTGACAAGCCAGGCTTGTAGGCTGCGAGTCGTGTTTGTCGCCATCGCAAACGGCTCATCCGTACCCCAGCGCCTGTTGATCTCCGTGAATATCGCTTGTGTTTGGACTCGATCCAGCTTGGCTGACGCCTCGAGGATTCCATCCACCTCCATCGTGCGATCTATCAGCAGCCCAGACTCATCGCGTATAAACGCCCTGGTGCTGTTGTCCGCTGCGTCATTGACCTTGACAATGCCGCCCATGACACAATTACCAACACCCGCCTCAAAGCCCATCTTCTGCGCTACAACGATCTCATCGGACTCCGGCATCTGCCATAGGCCATAGACCCACCTTGCGCCGTCTACGAGCGCTGTAGTGCCTCTAATCGCTTCCCTGGCCTGGACAGACTTGCGGATGCTGAACGTGCCTTCCTTGCGCATATGGTGGGCAATCAGGACGTTCGCGCCAGCGGCCACACATAACTCACTCATCAGCGACCACCAGAATTGAGCAGCAGCCGGATCTGTGTTGATGTCGGCATGAGCAAAGGCTTGCAGCGGGTCGATGATAACCAGGGCTATGTCGCCCATATCTTGCAGCTGCTTGCGGATGTCCTGGTATTCCGGCGATATGCTGTATTGGCCCATCACGTTCTGGATAAAGGGGATCGGGCCACCAGCATCCGGCATCGGAACCACAAACAGATTCCCAGCCGCTCTCTCACGCAGATTAGGGCCGCTGATATTCGCGATCCGGCGGTGCATACTGTTTGCAGAGTCTTCCGCCCCCAGGAACACCACCTTGCCATTGTGAACAACCTTGCCGCCGAGCGCTGTTTCCTGGTGCATATTCTGGTCGCCGCCAGCAACCTTCATCGCTAGATCGAGCAAGATAAACGACTTGCCGAGTCCACCGACAGCCGCGATCAGCCCAGGTACTCGCCTGGGCAATATGTTTTCGATAAGCCATTCCTGTTCTGGCGCTTCGCCAGCATAGCGGCTCATGCCCCAATCGGCGATGCGGAGGGAACGCTGTTCGGGTGGCGTACCCACGTTCCCCCCGCTGACCGAACCCTGGTCGTGATGCGGAGTTGAAAGCATCGTTTGGGTCGGTTTCTCAGAGCCAGGCTCTACACCTTGTAGAATCCGCAGTTCGTTATTTCTAGCCCTTTTTAACTGATAGTTGGCTTTGTATTGGAATAACTCTATCCCGCGCCCATCTGATGCCAGATCGCTGCCCCTTGCCTTCGCTTTAGCGGCAAAGGTAGGCCAGGCATCCTCGACTAACTCCTCAACAGTTGGCAGCACACCTTTTTGCGCCCACCAGGTGCGGATTGTCCCCAGGATCAGCTGCACCATGTAGCCTTCACGGCCATCAACAAGGTCGCCCCAACGGTCAGTCGTCGTGCCTTGTATGACAGAAGTGGACATACTTCCGTTTTCAGCGCCGATCTTAACCATCTCGCGCAGCCAGTCAGGACTTTCCTCGATGATATCCCGATGCGGCGAGACAATGTAATTATGGCCAGATTTGTGGTTGCTGGGAGCGACAACCACAAATCCGCCTTCGCCCCTGGTGTCCACACCGTCACCAAGGGTATTCTTCCCAGTTAAAATCTCGGTGTCTGGCGGCGCTCTGAAAAAATAATGCCGCCCTCCAGACCCTGTGATCTGCTCAAGAGTCTCGGGCAGATCATCATTAGCCATCTGTAAATCGTCTAAAGTGTCCGGCCCTGGCTTGCCTTCACCAATGTCAACATCAACAACAAAAATGTTCCCGCTAATCTTGCCAGTAACAACACCCAGGTTGTAATCGGCGAACCGACCATCGAACCACATTTCAAGCGTATGCGTGTCAGCCTTCTTTTCCTGGTAGGCTTTCCAGCGGCTTGGCGCTGGGTGTTTGCCAGGGCTTGGGCAGTCCCTCCCCATCTTGCAGCTGCACACCCCATCCTTAACGTAATGGACAGGGATCACGCTAAACCCTTTTTGAAACCAGAATTTGGCCCAATCTGTTTTTGTTTGTAATTCCATTGTCGCCACCCGAAAAAGGGGGGCGGCGTTCACCGCCCCCAGTGCCTCCTATATTTCTCCGAAATCAACGTCATCAGAGGCGGCAGCGGCAGCGACAGTCGCTGCTTCTACCTTTGGCTCAACATCGGGATTTGCATCCGCTGATAAGGCATCAGGGCGATCAACCCATTTGACGATTTCAAAACTAGGGATACGGCTTCCTCCCTTCCCCAGTTTTACCCTAACAGCATCGCCGATCTTGATTGCTGGGACTTGACCATTGCCAAATTTAGACTCGGCTTCGTTGTAGAGTTTCTTCACAAACTCCAAAACGCCGACCTGGCTTGAGCAAAGTTCCCGAACAGGCTCATCGCCGAACAGTTTAGTGCTGTAGAATTTCACAGAAATGCCCTGTCTATGGGCATCAGATGGCTTTGGACACTTAGTCACATCATTGCCAGGCCACTCGATCCAATCACGGCCACCTTGCAAATTTAACCAGCCCTGTTGAATTTGCTCGATATCGACCACGACAGGCGCAGATTCCATATCAACATTCACCAGGTCGCCATCAGGCGTTGACCGCAGCCAGCAGTTATCTTCGACAGAGAAGCGGACGAAAGGGCTACCGCCCCCAGAGTTTACAAAATTTAACGGCATATCAGTCTCCTAATTTTTCCGTTTTTTAGCGCCACCCTTTCTACGGCGGGGGGCGAACACCGAGCCGAGGAGTTCGGCTGAGTACCGCGTATGCAACCATTGCAGTACGCGAGGTCTGAACCAGTCAGGCTCAACACCAGCGTTGAGACAGACCGTTTCAAAGTCTTTGTAATCACGCATCAGCCAACGGATGGCGTCCTTTGCCTGGTTGCGTTTGGTGACATTCGAGTCTTGCAGATGCTCGGCATCGACAATGGCTTGCCAGAGGACTCGCCACCAAAGGTACTGGTAGACGTTGAGTCCGTACTCCTCGATTGGAGTTTCAAATAGCGCATCCCTATCCGTAATATTGTGCCGCGATGTCTTGGGCATCTGACCAGTAAAAGGAATCAGGATTATGCGGTAGTGCCGCTATGATCTGCCTAGCGTCACCCGAAAGTCGTAATAAAGCCTCCATTTGTTTTACGGTTCGCTTGAACGAGGCCAGGTAATAATCTGGGTCGTCCATCTCCAGCCAAATCCAGGGATCTTTTTGCCTGGTCAGGCAGTAAAGGAATTTCACGCCAGGGCGCTCGCCAGTCATCGATTGCACCGCTCTCTGGTAGACAGCAGCCTGGATGCCGTGGGATAGCGACCATTTGCTTGGCGCTTTTGAAGTTGTCTTGAGGTCAACGATCAGGTTGTGCTGCGGATACCAGAAGTCCAAGTATCCAATCAGCGGCACAGTTCCGTTGTCGCCGTCCGCAAATCTCACATCGATACCAACGCTATGCTGGCGCTCGCCTTTCGCTGGCTCTTCTGGCCGTCCAAGCGGCATCAGCTGCTCGAGCGCCGTTTCAGTCATGCGCTTGACAACCGGGACACGTTTCTCGATTTCTTCAGCGTAGCCCTTCATCATCGCGCCACGTTCTTTCAGTTGCTCGATGGAGCGCTCAACACACTCGGGAATGTCCACGCCATTGAACACGCCCCATTCAACGCCAGCCTCAACAGCGAATCCTTGTATGGCCGCCCACCCAGCAACGAACTTAGCGCCTCCCAAATACTGAGTTGCCCAGGCATCTGGCGCTTCACGAAACTTGTTCACGTTGCTGACACTTATTCTGTTGATGCCGTGCGTCTGGAATCCATTTTTTGATGTTGGTTTTACTGTCTGTTTGTCTGTCATATCAATCAACACTCGCGCCATGAGAAACGGCGTAGTAGGCAATCAAAGCCGCATCTGCCCTGCCGTCGTCTTTCTTTCTGGAAAAATATTGAGCGTATGCTGGGAGCAGCTGACACGCCCTTTCGCGGCTACCGTCCTTGCCAGGCGGCACTTTCAATGCTCGTTGCCAGGTTATGGGGGGAACAGTAGTAATTGGCATATCGAGTCCGGCTGCTACGCCCAACAATACACCGTATGATTTGCCAAAGTTAAACATGGATGAGACACCCTGCCCTGGCATCGCGCCTACACGCTCAATGCAAACAGGGCCGTGGCTGTCTCGAAGGATGTTAGCAATAAGTTGAGGGGATACAGTCTTTTTCCCGCGTACTTCCATAATGGGCATATCATGGATATCAAGTACGCCTTCATTGACGTCGAAGCAAACCAGAGCGCCGTTAAGCCCTGGGTCTATTCCCCATACAACCATTCCGACACCTGCTCTTTATCAATTTTCCCGCTAAACAGCTTCTCTACTGTTAGTCTACCGTCAGCGTGTTCGTAAATCATTCTTGCTGCGCGAACCCTTGTGTGAATTTCTAAAGATTCATCATTCGCAATCATATCTATTAAGTGAAGTGCGCGGGTTTTTTCAGCCGACCACGGCTCCGCTGCCTCTAACCAATTTTGAAAATCGTCCAGGTCTGTATCAAAACGATTAAAACAAGGACGAATAACATCCGCTTTCATGCCGCCTCCTCAATAATGTAATCGAGCAATTCAAAACGCTGGCCACGCTTTTTGGCGATCAAGGCAAGTGCGCATAAATGCGGTGATGGGACGCGACCGTTCCTTCTCCATTTATCAACGGCGTCGCGTGTAATTGGCACACCTGCTTCCGTTAATGTTCGCGCAGTAGCCGTCATCCCACCAAAATCTTTAACGATCTGCTTTGCGTTAATCCGATATTTCATGTTTTGTCTGCCTCGTGTTGGGCGCTACTTTCAACTGCTGCCAACATTGCCACGGACGATTCGGCAGTGCAAGCAATTTTTTTGCGGCGTGAAACGGAAAGAATTTATGTAGACAAAATATACGCATGGTGTATTGTTTGGTCACACAACCAACTTCTATCAACAGAACTTCTATCAACAGGAGGCTAAACTTGTCATCACATTTGACGTCCCGATTAGGGAGGGGAATTGACGGCACAATAGATTTATCAAAGCGAGTTTTGCAAAAGCAAGAA